TGATGCTGACCATCCCCAAGTAGCATTTATTTTTACTGAATATTTAAGACTTGGCCAGACTGCTATTGTTCCTCCGGGTAATAATCTAATTCTATCCTTTTGTGTTTTATTCAATGGATAAGAAACAATATAATTAGTGTCTAATGTCAAGTCCACAATACCATCGCTATCTAGGGTGGAAATTGTTGGTGTGCCGTAGAATTTATCTACCAATAACTCCCTATCGCCAGAGCCATCAAAATATCTATCGGCGGCCGCACCACTCTCAAAGCTAAAACCAACATAATTATCAATCCATTCTTTAATTGCAACGCACCATAAGTTAAGTTGAGCTGTCAAAGAAGATGGCAATGAAGCGCCGATATATGCCTCTACTTGTGATTTATCTGTGTAAGCCATAGTATTATTTAGTCTTTATTTTTTTATCAGTAAACCTAATCATCTTGTCTTTTATTTTAAAAAGCCAATTATTTTTCTTTTTCTTTTTCGGTTTATTTATTTGCATAATTGGATGGCTATTTTTAGTATAGCCATCCTATATGCCAACAAACTAAGGAATAGTGTTGAGCAACGCGCCAGCATCTGGCAAAACCACATTTCCAGCAATTCTTTCAACCACTCTAATAGCAGTTTGGTCGTGGACAAAAGCTGTTTCAGTATCCTGCGACACTTTAACAGACATTTGCTTACGATCACCCAACCAATAAAGTAATTTCAAATTACCAAAGAAAATTTGGTCTTCACCAATCCAGTTGTTCTCAACAACTGGATAGCCATCAATTGTAGGTGGAGCGCCAAGAGCGACGGCATCCTGCCATAAATAACGACTATTGCCATCTTTCAACTTCCTTAATTCTTTGATATTAGACCTATGCACCAAAAATGTAGCACCGGAGTGATACTTTTGTGGCACGGAATAAATCAAATCAATGATTTTGTCAAAAGATAGATTGGTGGTGCAAGCTACTGTGCGGATTGTGCCGGCAGAAATAATACCAGTTGGCTCGGTCGTGCCGTTTCCAGCTGTAATAACTCTGTCTTCTTCCTCCGCAATAGCCATACCGAATAGTTCTATAATCAAATTGACTACATCTATTTCGGCGCTGTCCTCAATTAACTCATCGCTAGCATACATAATTGCCGCGACTTTTCTAGCGGTCAAAGTAGCTTCGTCAAAACGAGCAGTTGTAGTTGACTTGGCGGCATTTTCAGCCGTCCAGTAAACCTTAACTGTTGACGCTAAGACTGGCACTTTCATTATATCCCGCTTCATTGGAACAACCCTTACTAATCCGCGCATTCTGTTTTGCTCAGCTAGCCATCTAACAATTTCCGCACGAAATTCGTCCGGGAATAGATAGCCACCGGCGGCCGCAGTGCCTTCGGATAGGGCTTTTACAATAGCTAAATCACCAGTAACTAAGGCGTGATAAAAGCCGACAATCTTTTCCTCTTTGGTCAAGGTATCCTTTTTAGAAGCTAAATCCTTACCTTTTAGAAGCTCCGCAATTTTGGAGTTTCCTTTTTCCTGATCATTCAAAATTTTATCTACTTTTGAATTCAAATCAGTTAGATTATCAAGACCTAACTTTGTCTTAATTGATTTAGCTAACTTCTCAGTTACCTCATCCACTTTGGCATCTAAATTGTCCAGCTCTTCGGGGGCTGGTGCTTTATCAGGTTCTTCTTCAACCTGTGGCTCTGGTTCACCATCTTTCAGATAAACTTTTTGCCCACCAACCATAATAAATTTTTTACCCATATAACCTTACTTTCCTAACTTACGATTTAGAAATCCTAAACTTTTGTTTAGTTTCTCAATAGCTCTAACTAAAATCTCTCGCGAGTTCAAGTCAGCACTTTGGCGACCTTTTTCAATATTATCTAAACGAATATTGATATTTTTAATCTCAACTAAAATAGCTTTCTCCGCATTTTCTTCTGGAAGTTGCTTTTGCATAACATTATCATTAGCTTCTTTTTGCACCCATTCATCGATAGACTTTTTTTCTGTGTCAGATATAGATTTAGAAAACATTAAAGCATTAGCATTAGCTGGAACGGAAACAGCAGATATTTCTAATAATTCATTGCTTTTATCTTTTGTTGGCATAAATCCAACAGAGAAAGCGCGCATAATTCCGTCTAAATACATCTGCTTAACTTCCCGCGCGGCCTGTGTAATTTCGTGAAAAACTGGTTCAAAAATAAGTTTATTACCCTCTATTCTAATATTTTTGACAATACCGACAGGTGGCAAATGATATTGATGGCTCATCAGAAGCACAGGATTTTTTAAGAAATTAAACAATTTCCACCTATCTTGTGGGATTGCATCACCTTGCCTATCTTGGCTATCATCAGAAGCCACAGCAACCATTTTGCCGTTTATGTTTTCTACTAACGCTTTGATTTCTTTTTTGCTCATATCTTTTTATTATTTATAATTTAGTTGTGTGGGGGAAGCTAGGCCTCCCCCGTTAAAGGGTTGATTGCTGATTGCAAGTGAGGCATTTTTTGAACGCTGAGTCAAAATCTTCTTTGGTGGGGAATGACGACAGGGTCGTCTGATGAAGTGTTTGTTTCCCGCACACTCGGCAGAAGATTTGGCAAAGCGAACGCCACTTACAATCTAATGAACTTAATGGAAACATCGTGGCACTCCTCTTCGGTGTAACACCTCAGACAGATTTTCTTTTCTCCTTTCCGACCAAGATAATGGCCGAGTTCGTGAAAAGTATTCTTCCCACACTTCTGGCACTGAGTCCAGATAATCTTGGAGAACATCCACTTCTCGCTCATCGCAACGCCTCCTTGTTTTAAAGAACTAGCAGAAGGATAAAAGCTAATATAGATAGCCCCGATATTATCATCCATACTAGATTATATCTTTCTGCTGATGTCATTTAATTCTCTCTTATTAAAGTTTTAACATCTTCTTTGATTTCGCTAACATCTTTTTGTAAAGTTTGAAATTCAGCCCTACTAGGGACATCATAAGTCCTGCTTTCTACTGTATTAACACGAGCATTTAAGTCAGAAATAAACCAACTAGCAGTCATCAATGAAATAACAAACCCTATTGGAATTAAAGTGTTTTTATTAATTATTGTTCTTTTTTCTTCTTCCATATTTTTAAATTCCTACACCGGCCGAAGCCAACTGTCTAATTAAAGCGAAACTAAGGTCTAAATACATATCCCAAGCACCAGCAGTCGCATACTCCCTAGCTCGTGTTTCCATTGTCCTGACATTAGTGCTTGCTGGGTCAGGGACAGATATTCTAAATCTAGTTTTTCCATCAGCCCCTGTGCCGTCATCTATTTGAGCTCTTTCTGCCGCTGTTAAAGTTATTGGATACCAACCCGCCGCCACGAAAGTTCCAGAACCATTAGTCAATGCAGTATAAGTAGTATCGGTTTTATCCAACATCTGAACATTGAAAGTCTTTGCTATTCCCTTAGTTGCAGTATAACTATCGATATAGAAATAATAAATTCCTGAACTAGGAACTACTCCATCAGTCATTCCGCTAGTATCAATATCACCCAGAGCATTAACTTGAACTGAGGGACTAACTCCATTATTCCACTGAGAAGTTAAAGTAGTAGCTCCGTCAATTCTACCTACTGTGCTACTAAATTCCCAATCATCATTGGCTGTTGCTATATCATATATTGCCATCGTATTCTCTTAAATAAACAAAGTTTTCACTCATAAGGTCAATATTAAAATCTTCTTTATAACGGTTGATTAACTTATAGACAGCTTCTACAACATCAGCCCCACCCATACCAGTCGTTGTTTCTTTTAAATCACCCTCTGGTGTAATAAAGTGTATTTCAAATTCAAATGTTTTTTCTACTATCAACATAATATTCTTTTATAACTTTATCTAGCCATTTATTACGCTTAACAGAAGCAGTCGGACTTTTAAACTCTGCTTTGTTATCCTCGTATTCTTTGAGTAATTCAGCTTTTAATTTGGCGTTTTTCATTTATTTATACCAAAGATTAACTACTATTTCATTCGCTCCCGGCGCGCCAGTATTATTATCAGCTACTCCTGTCGTCGCTCCGATACCAATTCCCAAAGAAAATGGCCAGAGGTGATTTTCATCAAAACTGAGATTAGCGGCCGCGCCGGCTGATAAGGGAAAAGTAATCACTGGGGTATCTGTGCCGACTGTTGGAGCTGTGGCCTTATCATAGAATTTTATATATCTAGTAGCCGTAGCTAAGTTAGTAATAGTATAAGCGCAAAGCTTTTTAGCACCAGTAATCACTAAATCCCCACTCTCATCAACATCTAAATTTTTATAGGGAGTGCTAGTGTCAGTCAACCCACTAACAATATTAACATTCTGGGTAATATCGACAGGCGATCCTAAAACACTCTGCCGGCTAGAAAATCTCTCAATAACATTGCCTTTTTTATCAACAACCCAAATTTTAATCGGTGTTTCATTCTTCACCTCAACCTGCCAAATCTTTTTCCAAAACGCGTCGGCTATATCAATTAATCCGGCAAATAATTTATCAAATTCAAAACTAAAATTTTTATACCAAATTGGCTTGGCCTTCAACTCATCTATTTTTTGTAAAAGAACTCCTAAATTATTAATTGAAATCTCTTTTATAGGTGTCTTATCTTTTAACTCAATTAGCAAAGCACCTATTTTAAATATATTCTCTTCAATAATTTTTAACTCCGCATTATTATCAAGCTTACTCAAAACCTCAATTTCCTGATTTAATTTAATAATTAAATTTTCATTGGCCTTAGTATTATCAGCACCAATCTGTTTCAGCACTTCCTCTAATGCTTCCAAAATTTCTTGCTTACTTAATACCAATTTAAACTCCGGTGATATTTCTTTACCCTCTAATGCTTTCTTTAAATTTTCCAAATTCTTTTTATCCATTTTTCAAAACTTCACCAACGTTATCAGATATTTTTTCTATGCTCTCAGCTGATTTTTCTACCTTTTCACTTATGCCAGATATAGCTTCTTTGGTATCTTTTTTATTTTGCTCTAATTCGTCTTTGATGTTTGAAATTTCCGAAGCCATATCATTATGCTTTATTGTGGCCTTAATTTTTGAATATTCTTTTTCACCAACTAATACCGGCGATAAACCGCAACGGCAATTAGTATGCAATGGCGGAAATTGTATTGGCTCGTAATCAAGTTCAAGTGTTCCACCAGAACTTCCTGACAATCTTTTACCTTTATCAAATATCGTAGAGCCGACTGCAAATGTATGGCCGTGCATTGGCTCACAGAATTCACAAACCCTTTCATCAAGACCAGTAAACCATCTTTTAGCCCTAACTACATCACTTTGTTTATAAGCTTCTTCGGTGGCAAAATTTACGGCCTTAAATGTTTCTGTCCGAGCAATAGTTTTAGCCCTACTAACTTCCATATCATCAAACATTACCCTTATCTTTCGACCAATCACCTCTTCACTTTCATCAACATTATCAGCTAAAATTCTCTTAATACTATCATTAGTATTTTTATTTAAGTCCTTAGCAATTTTATTGGTATGCTTATAAATAAAATCACGCACCAGTTCATCGCGATTATTAAATACTTTTCCGCTCAATAATTCATTAATAGTCGCTTGACCTTCCTCGCGGACAATGTCATCCAACACCGGAATTAAAACGCGCACCCATATATCACTTTCTTTCTCAATGTCAAGCAACCATTTATCTTTACTAACAGCTTTTTCTTTTTTGCCAAAAAGCTTTTCCGACTGCGACCTAAACTGTTTAGCTATTACAGCCCTTAAACGCATCTCATTTCTATCAGCCCGCTTTATGATCGCATACCAGTTAGCTTCTTTTTTACTCTCTGACCATTGAGTAGCTTCATTATCACGCTTTTCCTCTTCTCTAATTATTGTTTTTTTAATATCCCCTTTAACAACCTTAACTGCTTCTGCTATTTCATTATCAATAGCTTTTTCAATTATCTTCTTAGTTGATTTTTTGTTTCTGGCAAATATTTTTTTCTTGATGTCTATTAAATGTTTGGTTTCGTCAGGAGTATTAAAAGAAGAAGCAAAAATTCTATCCCTAGCAAAATTTTCATCACCATTCTCAATATCCTCATATCCCTCTTTGTGCCTGACTTCATTTATTGTCAACCAACCATTAGTCAAGGCCTGAGAATAATAATTTACTTTACTAACCTGATCATCAGGAACGGGGTCTTCAAAGTCTAACCATAAATTTTCCCCATCAGGAAACATTGGGATATAAAACTCATTAAGCTGTTCAGTTATCATTTGCATCAATGGCTTAATTGTTCTTTTGGCAAAGACATAATCGGTCGCCTCAGCGTTAGCGCGATTGACATCATCAGTAATACCAAGCGCCGTTCGTGGCACACGGAAAATACCCAATATCTTATCCCTAGTCCAATTCAACTGATTAAAAAACTCCATATCCTTAGCGGACATTTGGAGTGGTGTGGCCTTTAATCCACTTTCTAAAACTAAATATTTATGGGCATTACCAACGCCTAGATACTTTTGGTCTATTTGAGTTTTTAATCTATCGCGCTGATCAGCACTAAGTTTATTATCTGTCTGAAAAATAACTCCGGCGCTAGCACCATTATAGAAATAATTTTTATTATACTCCTCACTAAAATTTTCTATATCCACAACTCTGGCCGCCGCCTGTAAAGTTCCCATTCCCCTAAATGGATTTCTAGGGTCTGGTTGTTTTATAAATATCAATTCATCAGCTTTTATAGGCACGCTTTTTCCAGCTAAATTTTTATACGAATAACTGCTGACAAAATCTTCCCCCTCACCAGCATTGATAGTTAATCTATCTGGACGTAAAAGATAAATTTGAGTTGGAATATTGCCATTCTTAACTACAAACAAAGGTGCTTCGCCGGCCAATTTTAAATATTGAGTTATCAACCAAAATAAATCAAATTTTGTTGTAAAATTATTGGCTTTATAAAGAGTATCTAAGGCCGGGTGATCATCAATTTCTTTTATATCATCGCCTGATAATTCATAAAGTTTTAAATTTATAGAAGCAATCTCATCAGCAATAGCAGAAATACAAGCATAAACCCAACCAGTATTATTGTCTAAATACTCAGACATCTTCATACTTGGTGCTTGTGCTTTATTATAAGTAGCGAGCAAATCTCCAAAGCCCTTTTCTTCCCTAGGTAAATTTGCTAATACCTTTAAATAGTCCATAAAGTAAAATAAATAAAAAAAACCACGCAAGCGTGGCTCACATAGTCCAAGGTATATTGCTAACTCCCGTAGTTTAGCTAATTCCTATTTAATTCTCAAAAACATTATATCAGTTTTCTTTGAATTCGTCAAATCAAGTGATTTCACTTCAATTCCATTAGAGTTTGAGCAAACACAATTTAGTTTTCCACAGTGTGCGCACTTAATTTCAATGTAGCTTCCCACCGGCAAATTAGCATTTTTAGCTAGCAACTTTTTACAATCGCTATGCTTACAATGCAAAACTTGTCCCATCTTTGTTTTTGTTTATATACTTAGCCACCAACCCAAGAGAGATGGTTGAGGTCTAACTTAGGTTGTTGGTTGGAACAAAACCGCCAATCTGACCACTGGCGACCAAATATACAAACCTAAAATTATTATAGCACAAAATAAAAAAAATCAAAACTATTTTAATCTACTTAAATAATTATTATAAAATTTTCTACTATTAACACCGCCTATCCTTGAATATTTTATTTTAATTTTACTCTTTTTTGCCAAAAATTCAACCTCCTTCCCACATTGCTGACAAATAGCAATAACATAACCGTCAATATGTTTGTATTTCCAATCATTTTCAAGACACCCACTACATCTATTCATTGCCATATTTTTCTTTTATTAAATTATCAATTAATTTAGCCATACTTAAACCCTGACGCTTCTTTTCAATTCTAAGTAATTCATATCCAGATTTAGTTAGCCAGCTTGCCCTATACTGATCAAGTTCAGGTTTCCTAAATTTATATTTTACTTTTTCCATAATTTTGCCAATTTTATTTTAAGTATCCTATTATATATAATAATATATTATAGCTCTAAACCCCCACCACCAAGCCGTTTCCCTGAAAAAGCTAGTTTTATTAAGTCATCTTAGATCTAATTTGCTCTTTGGGAGTTTTATTATACTACTCAAAGCAGAAGCTCTTTATAGTCTAAATAGTTGTTAAAGAACAAATAAATTTGGAAAAAAATAGCTAAACTAGCTTATTTCTTGGGTATCCGTATTGTTCTACTTGCCTTGGCCTAACAATGCCCGGCCAATCTGCGTAGCACAGTGGGGTGGGCAGAAAACAAAAAAGTCAAACGCTAAATGCGCTTGACAAATATAAATGAAGTTTGATAGAATGAATATACTTTTGTTTTCATACAAAAAGTATACGCTACTTTGCAAGAAGTAGCTAGTATACCAAAAAAGCCCAGAGACAAGGGCTTTTTTGTTTGTTTTAAGATGGCTGGGGATAAAATGTAGATAACTTTTTTAGGCCTATTTTATAGACTTATCCACAGGGCTACCAAATAGTAAGCTCTGGCTCTGGCTCAGTATTATCAGTAAAGCTAAGAGCAATTGACCAAAATGCGTCGCCGTGGCCTTCCGGCGTGGCTATGGCGTTAAGCTCGTTATCAACTACAAGGATTTGGTCAACTAAGCGCTGGTCGTTTAAAATCTCAATATCCTTATTTATTACGGCCTTTTCAAATTCAGTGGCCATAGAATTCTTTGTCTTTATGCTGAAATTTACCGGCTTTAATTGCTCCGGAAGTGCACCCATTTCTCCCAAACTTTCTAATTCCCCGCGCGTGGCATCATAATACATCTTATCAATTTTTAGATAATCAATAAGCATTTCCACAAATTCTACCTGCTTAGTATAGTCCATATGATCTAAAAACTTATGGTAAATCATCTTTCGCAAGGGCTTTTTGCTCGGCCGTGGGACTTTTTCAAAAACAGCAATATGGCTTGGGTGGCTTTTTTTACCTAAGTCCCAACCGGCAACAACATCGTTTTTAGTATCATATTTCTGCTTTAAGCCAACTCCCTCTCTGAGTCCGCAAACATCTAAAATCTGCTGTTTAGCAAAATAAGCATTCTCGGTATAAGTCGGACTACATAAATATTCTTGCTTAAAAATCCGCTCGCCCCTTTCAAGGCGTTTTTTATTTAACGTTTCCCAGTTCATCCACTCTGGCCAAAGCACCTGCTTCTTAACTTCATTCACAATAGCCGGCAGTATCATAGTCCTAAATCTAAACTGCAAATTTTTATCAAAGAAAAAATCTTGGGTGGTCTGTGGCGTTCCGGCAATATGTAAACTGCCACCCCTCTTGACCATATCCAAGATTTGTGTTTTAAAAATATAATTTATTTTATCTATAATCGTGATAACCAGTTTAGACGCTGGGTCTTGGAATGGGTCATCAACATAGATAAGGTCGCAGTGAATACCACGCTTAAATCCTAAGAGGCCGTGTGGTTCTAAGGTATGGAAATGCTTGCCGTCCCAAGTATATTTTATAACACTCTCGGCCACACTTTTTAAGTCCTTACAAGAGTCAAAGTATGGATTTCTAGCTTTTAATTGCTTTATTTTATTGATATGATAGGCCGCCATTTTTTCCTGAAAAGAAAAATAATGCCCTTCAATATCCCGATCGGCATTAAGTAAAGAAGTCCAAAGAAAATTAGCATAGAAACTGGTGGATTTAAAATGGTCGCGCGCGCTCACGCGCATAGTATCACCTAACTGCATTTCCCTAGCAATGTAATTTATAAACTCACCACCAATAAAGTTTTCAAAAGATAGATTAAATATTTCATTGACAAAAGTCGGGAAGCTAACCATTGACCGCAGAATTGTCTGTTGGTTTATTTTCAATGATTGTGATTGTTGCTGGTTGTTGTTCATTATGAGCTTTTTTAATCTCCTCGCGGGCAATTTGTGATAACTTTGCTACATCAAATACATTCACATCGACTACTCCTAATTGCCTATCTAAGACTCCCAAATCCATCATTTTGTCAATTAAGCTTTTTTTATTTTCTACCAACTGCTTCAAGGCAAAAATTTTAGCCATATCATTTTTAGAATTGTTTGATATGTTTCTTAAAAGCGGTTCAAGGTCGTGAATAAAATCATCAAATTCCGCTATCACCCTTAATTTTGTAGTCCTGTTATATCGTTGCGCCCTTTCCCTATGGATTTTTTTCATTAAGGAAAAGACATAATTCCAACCTAATTTTAATGGCGGATTTTTCTTTTCTAAAAGTTCAATAATTTGACTTCCTGTTATATTCGGATAGCGAACAATAGCAGACTTTACTATCGCTAAATGTTCTTTTTTCTTTTCATCGCCATAATTCATATATCCCATAAAAATTTATGCCCACACTCGGGGCAAATTACCTCTATTTTATTTTTTCCCTTTTTATTATCATCCTCATTATTCCCATCAACCCCCGCATCAGGAATATCAAACTTATCAATATTCAAGTTCAAATCATTAGTATCAAATCCGACATCCTTTAATAAATCAAAATCAAAATTAGCTAAAATATCCCAATTCCAGTCGCCCAAATTTTTATTTGACCTAAGATTATACTCATTAAATTCCTCGTCAGATAGCTTTCTATTAGGCATCCGAACATCAATCTCCTCCTCTCCCCTACCCAATAATTGCAGTATTTTTAGGCGTTGGTGGCCGGCAATAATCTTATTATCCAAATCAATAGCCGGAATTTCCACTAAATCAAACTTCTCAATCGAGCGTCTTAAATCCTCAGCTTGCTTCTCGGTCATTTGCCTAGGATTTTGGTCAAATGGTATAAGGTCGTTTATTTTTCGCTTTTCGTTGTGCCAAATAAGCTTGTCCATAAGTTTTTAATTATTGTTTTAATTAAATCCAAAAATGGTAAAGACATTAAATTTATTTTATAATCATAATAATAACCATCATCACCACCGCAAGTTCTCTTTTTTCTAATACCAAAAAATATTTTGAAATACATAATATTATAAACACTATAAAAGCCAACATCTAAATCAAAAGGATATAT